CTTCTTATCTTCCAACTCCGGCAGACCTGCGAGACTGGTGAGCAAACTGAGTACACCTGCAAGAGCAGCAGCGGCAGCGACAACGCCCCAGTTGACTTCAGTGATGAGAGCAGTAGTGCCGATAGTAGCGATAGCAGTCTGTGCAACAGTCTTGAGTGCACGAATACCAGCAGCCTTGATCCATTCCTTCATATTATTCACCTCATATTATAATATTTGGCGATCTTCCACATAAATAAAAAGATCACCTATCACCCATATATAAGGTAATAAGTGAACTTTTTACAACAACAACGCTAACTTACGAAATCTTCACATTTTTCTCATATTCCAACTTCAACTTGTGATAGTATGCCTTGACTTGCCCATTGCCGTCATGTGAAACATATTCCTCACCGGCACGTAATCTTTCTTCAATAGGCATTTCATCAGACATTATAACAAGTTTCAGATTGTTCATATAGTTCTTATCTGTCTTTTCTAGAACATCTTTGACCATCTTCGTTAGCTTGATGATCATATGAATGAGCTTAGCGACCACACCTATAAATGCTAAGACGGCGGTACAGATTGAACCAACTAGTAATATATTCTCAACCATTTGCCCAACACTCCTTGGTTCCTCTACTGAGCAGCTGTATTAGAAATTGAAGTACTTTGTCTCAGCGAAACCATTAGTGCGACCAATTCCGCCAATGTTGAATGCTACTCGAACACGACCGTTGATAACAGGTCCCAGTACCTTGAATGTACCCGATACATATGTAAACGGAGCAGCGGATGCAGGTGTCTGGTATACAGGCACGTTGTTACGCTGCACCATATCCGGTACATCTACGTTTGTAGGCGGTACAGTAGTAAATTCGTCTACAACTGGTTCTGCTTCAGGAACCTCTTCAGCAGTCTCCGCAGCGGGCTCTCCCTCAGCGGTTTCAGCGGTCTCTGCAACAGGCTCTTCCTCGGTCTTCTCCGCAGGCTTGTCGGCTGTTTCCTCTGCAGGTGCTTCAACTGACTCTTCGGTAGTCTCCTCAGCAGGCTCTTCAGCAGTATCCTCTACAACATTGGTTTCAGGCTCTTCGATTGTATCAGTAGTTGTCACTTCTTCTGCGACCGTATCAAGATCAGCAGTTTCAATATCAACCATTTCTTCTGTTTTCTTTTCAGTAGCCATGGTATCATCTCTCCTTACTGTTAGAAATCATTTGATGTTCTGCACCATATCATATTGGTCAATATACGAACACGGGCACGCCGTGGTTCATCATTTACATCAATGTATCTATATATAAGGTGCTTATTTTGTATACTTTCGTACACAGAGCATCTCACAGACCTGCATACCAAACTATCTGATACTTCTGAAAGAAGATCATCGATGTATGATATTGCACGTCTGTGAGATTGGTTAAGTATCTCAGGAGTTTCTCCAGTCAGTACCCAATCAATTGCTTCGGAATGTAGAACTCGATTATTTGTTTTCTCTGCATATCGTCTAGCGGTCTTCGCTACATACATTGTAGCACCATAAACAGAGTCAAATGATTTAGCAATATGTTGGAATTCTTGTATGTGTAATGACATTATACGTTAAGTAACTTCTTTCTGCAGATAGGACCGATACCTGATTCTATGGACTTAGGACGAGTAAGCGGTCTACCGCAAACTCCGCATACGCCTTCATGGAACACCTTCATAGGAGTTTCAAAATCCTTGTACATCATATGAGTGAGGTACAGCGCACCTTTGTACTCCGGAGATGTCCAAGAGAATCTTGAACCTCTAGTACTGCGAAAAGATTGACGACTATCACTTAACATACCAACATATGCCCAGCGATCATGTTTCATCTTCACATATACAAAGAGTGTACCGTTCGGAAATTTATCCTTCACCCTAGGAAGCTCGAACCTATATGTTCTCCACTTATGACTAGGTGATAAAAGAGTTACAATTCCGTTGCCACCTAGAATGTATTCTCGGATTCTCTGTGAACCTTTGAGCTCTGCAGAATTTTCATGGTGTAATGTACACATAATCTATTGCCTCCGTGCGCAGTATTGTCGATTATGTGTACTTTAACGATTTGATTAGGGCATAAGTGTAGGAACGGCTACAATCTCATCTTTCGGAAGAGTACCGCCGTCAAGATACTGCTTGATAACATGATCTGCAAGGTCTTTGCAGTCTCTCAGCCAGCAGTTGATCATGCCCTGCATGTCGGTGTCGAAGTTGACAAGATTGAGATCGAGAATTGCAATCATGTTCCATACAGCCGATTGAATCTGACGCAGGATAGCTTGTGCATCATTCGGGAGTGAGCAGTCGATTACACTGCCACCTTCTTGCATACACTCCAGCGGGTATGGAATAGTACCGTCTTTCTCGATGATCCATCCTGCAGTAGTATCTACCATAGATGAAACCATCCAGCGAACTCGATCAATGCTGTGACGGACATTCTCTACCTCTGGACCAGAACATACGAAATAGACGTAGCGAAGATTCTGCTCTAAGGCAAATGCGGTCTTGTATACAGAGATTGCTGCTGATGCAGTGTCTACAGATGCAATGGCCTCAATGTCGAAAGACTCACCTTCGTCTGTAATCTCATACGACACCGGTTCCTCAGTGATTTGAGCAGCGAACTCGTCATCAGAGAGTACAGCGTCGAGATCACTTAATGCAGCATCTGGTGCGTAGTTCGCATTTATAGCTGTAAGCTCGATAGTTGCTTCCGTACCAGATGTTACCTTCTTCAGTGTAACTTGCAGTTTCTTTGAATCCATAATGAATTGTCCAGCTCCTATCTCATTCAGCGCATCACCGAACATCTTCTCGAACTTAGCTTTGTCCTTGAAAAGATCTTGAGAGATGTTGTTCAGCTTTGCTGATTTATTGTTTGATTTATTGATAAGCACGATGTTATATACAGTTGCTTTACCTTTGTCGTCCCACTTAATAGGCTTGCCCTTTTCAATGACGATTGTTCCATCCTCAGACTTGTGCTTGATTTCGTAGGAACCGTCCTTGTGTTCTTTCGCGTCTATGGTTTCATATCCCATTGTAGTGAGCATATCGACTCCCTTGAATATGAAATCAGCTACAGTTTTAAGCAGTTTCGTGAGATCAGAGATCACACTAGATTGTATCTTCATCGGCTACCTCCTGATAAAATTAGAAGCCCTCAGCAGCAGCTAAGGGCTTCACTGTATTGATATACAAGGTAATTACTTGCTCGCGGGAGCCTTGCGGATGGTGCGTGAGCTCTTCACAGGCTTCTTCGCGGGAGCGGGGCGTCTTGCAGGTCTACGAGTAGAGGCGGCAACAGCCCTCTTCTTGCGGGGCAGTCTCACAGCCTCGAGGATCTCCTCGTCGCCTTCCGGCTCAACCAGGAACTCGTCGTCGCCGACAGCGAACTTGACGGAATCGTCTTCTACGGTAACTTCAACAGGCTCGCCGGTAACTTCGGCAACGAGCTCGGCAACGTCCTCTGCCTCGAACAGCAGGTCAGTAGCCTCAGGATCAACATCAGCAGTAGCAACGGGAGTAGTATCAAGCTCTTCGTCAGCTACGATTCTCTTTCTCTGAATGAACATGTGTCAATTCTCCTTTACGTGTTATTTAATGTAAATCGATTTATATTAAATTAGTTCAGGACAACTAATTTACTCTTCTTAGCTTCCAGTTCAGCGCGGATTGTTTCTAACTCTGAATTAGCTTCCTGCAGAAGTACATCACCGTCAAGTGACACGTTAGAACCCTCTATTGTGTACTTAGAACGAGAACGACCAAGAGCCTTTTTCATGTTTGCTTCACTCAAGCGAATGAGATAATCAATCCATGTAGGACTCTTAATTTCAGAAACATCCTGGTAGTCAGGTACATATCGAATTGTAACTTGTGTTGGGCGCGGATCTCTGTGCGTAACATATAACACCTCGTTATCCGGATCATGTTTCCACTGGAAATCAGTAGATAGTGTATTACGGACTTGAGCCATGCCCATCTCAGTTACAATAGGGTCGATATTGATTGCACTTGTCTGACCAATTGCACTGTATGTGTTGACAGATGCGGCAACCTGGAAAACATTGCCGCTGTCAATAGAATTCATTGTTAGACCTATTCTAGGTGTCGAAGCATAGACGTAAAGGATCTTCACGGGCTTGATACCTAGCTTCTTAAGGTCAATTCGTGTTGAGAACGGTACTGTTTTATCTACAGGAGTTTTCATGTACCGTTTCAATTCACGAAAAGCAATCAGTACAGCTCTCTTGATGTCGAGATTTTCGACATTGTTGTTAGACGGGAGGCCTAGCATAAAGCTGACTTGATCAACTATCTCGGACATATTCATTGTCTACTAGACCTCCTATCTATACTGTAAAGATTACTTACGCGATGGTTACGGTAAAGCCCTGAGCCTTTACGCCGTTGCTGATCTGAGACCAGTAGAGCTCTTCCTTGTAATCCTCGCCGATGCTGAACGAAATACCGTTGTCGGTAGTACCGGCCTCAGCTGCGTTCTTAGCAGAGATGATGGCACGCTCGAACTGAGCGATAAGCTGCGGGCTGGTCGCCATGGGCAGTAGACCCTTAAGGAAGTCAGCAGAATCGATCTCGCCGAACTTGCCGACGTGAGTAGCGTATACGGACTTGCCGGTCGCAGCATAGTAGGTGCCAGCTGCGAAAGTGGGAGCAGAGTCGCCGGTTACGGGAACATATGCGCCGTTGGACTTTGTGAAATAGTTCTTGTAATTGGTGGCCCAGTCAGCAGGAGCTGCGGTGAGCAGAGTGTACTGGCCATTTGCATATGGATCAGAGTCAGCATAACCGCCGGAAGGAGTCCAGGAATTGAAGATGTCAAGGCCTGATCTCACGATATCAGCAGGAACGCCGACAAACTTGATAGTAACTGTCTTACTAGCCATGTTAAATTCCTCCGAATATTATTTATTTGTTGAACTGTTAAGTCCCACCCTTGCCGATAAGATCATGATCGACAAGGGTGAGATGACGATACAGCTATTAGAACAAGCCGATGATCTTGCCGCTGACGACAGTGTCAGGATTGACAACTTCCATGGCGTACATGTTAGCGTAACCCTGCTGTACGGAAGCATTCGCAAGACCGAGAGCCTGGGTGTCAGCGAACGGCATATACTCGCCGAAGAGCGCGGAGTTACGACGGATGTCGTCGGACTTGCAGCTGAGTACCCAAGTATCGGGATTGTAGTTGGGATCAACGAAGATGTTGAAGTCGCCATCAAGCGTACCGAGCTTGTAAGGACCGACTGCGTCAGCAACGCTCTCGCCGTTGAAGCCTTCGAGCATTCTGAAGTAGCCGCCTGCGTTGGTACCGGCAACGATTGTGTTACCGCGAGCAAGACGGGTTCTCTGATAGATGTTATCAGCAGCCTGGTTCAGCTTCAGCTTGAACATGTTGAGGTAATCCTTCGGAACAACGGAGCCGGACAGGATTGCGCTTGCATCCCAGTTGAAAACAGGATTCTTAGCAGCCGCCTGACGGAGCTTCGCAAATGCGAGGGTATTCATCTCAGCAGTCAGCTCACCGAAAGCAGCTTCCTTAGCAAGCTCGCCGATGTTAGCGCCGTATTCCTGCTGAGCAGCGAACGCGGAGAAGATCGACCAGTAGCAAGCAATTTCATGAGCTTCAGCCTTGAGGGTGAACTCGTCGAGATCAAGGTAGCCCTTGCCCATCTTTGCACCGTAGTTACCAGCAGCGTCGGGACCGACAGTCTCGTTGTCGTACTGGTAAGTGGCCTTAACCATGTCGTTTGCACCGAAGCCGGAGAGGGCAGTAGAATCGAGAACAACAGTACCGTCGGAGTAGTTGATAGTACCGACTACTGCGTTAGCAGCACTGACCAGCTCGCCCATACCGTTGTCGGTATAAGGAGTGGTTACACCGCCGATGATGGTCTGGATGGTGACCGTACCAGGAAGTACAGGAGTGTAAGCAACGCCCATGTAGGAAGTATCGCCGATGGCGATGCCTTCGCCCTTGATAACGCGGCCGGTGAAGTTCGGGTCAACGCCCTGACGATTGACGAACGGAGAAGAAAGAACAGTACCCGCGGCGGTCTCGCCCTTGGTGTTCTCAGCGACGAACTTGAAGTAGGGGATAACCTGCGATCTGCTCTTCATTGCGACAGAACCATATGCATCGAGAACCAGGAGCTTCTGAACGAACAGAGGCAGGAGTTCGACGAAATCAGGTCTTGCCATGATGTTAGAGGTGTTGGTAGCAGCGGT